ACAGCCGCCTCCAAGGCGGCAACCAATGCTGCGCCTACCCCATGCTGGACCAAGACGTCTGCGCCGCCCACGGCGGCCGAGCCCCCCAAGCCCGCCGAGCCGCCGCAGCCGCCACCGCCGAGAAGAAACTCCGCACCACCCTCGGCCGGCTCACCATCGCCCCCGTCGACAACCCCCTCGAAGAACTACGCCACCTCGCCGGAGAAGCCCGAGCGTGGAAAGAACTCATCGCCGCCCACGTCGCCGAGCTGACCTCCGTGCGCTACTCCACCGACGGCGGCGAACAAGTCCGCGGCGAGATCCAACTGTTCGAGCGCGCCCTCGACCGGTGCAACAACATCCTCATCGGCATCGCCCGCCTCAACCTCGACGAACGCCTCGTACGCATCAGCGAACGCCAAGTCGACGCGGTCGTCTCCGCCCTACGGCGCGCGTTCACCGACATCCACCTGCCCCCCGAGCAGCAGCAACTCGCCCTCGCCGGCGTGGCCAGCTACCTGCGACCGTCGCCGAACTAGGAGCCCCACCGTGCCGGCCGACTTCGCCAGCATGCTGGCCGACCGCCTCGACGCCGAAGCGAACCCGCAGCAGCAGATCAACACCACCGCCGCCCGCTGGTACAACGACCCCGCCGGATTCGCCACCGAATGCATCGCCTGGCCCGCCGGCCGGCGCCTGGCCCCCTACCAGGCCGAGATCCTCGCCGCGCTCCCCATCCGCAAACGGGTCTCCGTACGCGGCCCCCACGGCCTCGGCAAATCAGCGGTCAGCGCGATCACCCTGCTGTGGTTCGCGCTGACCCGCGACGCCGCCGGAGTCGACTGGAAAGCGGTCACCACCGCCGGGGCGTGGCGGCAACTGGAGAAGTACCTGTGGCCCGAGATCCACAAGTGGGCGCGGCTGATCCGCTGGGATGCCCTGGACCGGGTGCCCCTGGACGTACGCACCGAGCTCCTCACCCTGAACGTCAAGCTGCGCTGCGGGTCCGGGTTCGCGGTCGCGTCCGATGACCCCGAGCTGATCGAGGGTGCGCACGCCGACTCGATCCTCTACATCTTCGACGAGTCCAAGGCCATCTCCGGGGCCACGTTCGACGCCGCCGAAGGCGCGTTCTCCGGCGCGGGCGGCGAGCAAGGCACCGAGGCGTACGCGCTGGCCATGTCCACCCCCGGTGAACCCAACGGCCGGTTCTACGACATCCACCGCCGAGCCCCCGGGCTGGACCACTGGTGGGCGCGGCACGTCACCAAGGAAGAGGCCATCGCGGCCGGGCGCATCAGCCGAGAGTGGTGCGACCAGTGCCGCCTGCAGTGGGGCGACTCTGCGGTCTACTACAACCGCGTCGAAGGCGAGTTCTACTCCTCCGACGAGGACGGCGTGATCCCGTTGAGCTGGGTGGAACTGGCGAACGAGCGGTGGAAGGCGTGGGACGAAGCCGGCCGGCCAACCCCGACCGGGATAGCCACCTGCGGGGTAGACGTGGCCCGCACCGGCGCCGACAAGACCGTGATCGGTCTGCGGCTGGGCAACACCATCACCGAGCTGCGCCGGGCCAGCCGCGAAGACACCATGCAGACCACCGGCCGGGTCAAAGGGGTCCTGACCGCGAACACCTCGATGACCGCCGTGGTCGACGTCATCGGTATCGGTGCCGGGGTAGTCGACCGGCTCCGCGAGATGCACATGCCGGTCGAAGCGTTCAACGCGTCGGAAGGCACCAGCCGCCGTGACAAGTCGACCGAGATGGGGTTCGTCAACTGCCGGTCGGCCGCGTGGTGGGCGCTGCGGGAGATGCTCGACCCGTCCTCGGGTGACGATGTGGCGTTGCCCCCGGACGACCGGCTGACCGGTGACCTGACCACACCCCATTTCAAGGTCACCTCGGGTGGTCGGATCCAGGTCGAGTCGAAAGACGAGATCCGTAAGCGGCTGGGCCGGTCCACCGACGACGGCGACACCGCGGTGATGGCGTTCTGGGTGCGGTCGGCGGGGTGGCACGAGGTGTACGGGATCGTGCGGTGTGAGCACTGCGACGAGCCGTTCATGTTGGCGTTGCACCCGGACCGGTGTCCGCACTGTCACAAGGCCCAGCCGGTGCCGGCGTAGACGGCACAGCACCGGGGGTATGGTGGTGGGGCCCGCGTGCCGGCTTTGTAGGTGCGGCTGCTGACAACCCGGCATGCTCCGCCCGCGTACCGGCCTTGTAGGTGCGACGCGAACGGACAGATACCCTGTCTGGGGCCCCTGCACCGGCGTGGTAGGTGCGGCTCGCAGTCTCGTGCCCGATGCCAGCGCGCTGGCTTGGTAGGCGCGACGGACCCCAGCCGCAGCTGTGCCGGTGGCGAGCGCACCGAGCTGGTAGATGGCGATGGGTTCACTCGATCCCTGCCCGCGTACCGGCCTCGTAGGTACGGCTTGCGTGGTAGGGGTGCGGCCGGTGACCGGCCGTACCCGAACGCCCCCGCACCGGCTTGGTAGGTGCGCCGAACCCGCGAGGCCCGAAGGGGGGACACCGTGAACGGGTTCATCGACCGGGTGGCCTCGGCGCTCAAGGGCCACCCGCATCCGGGGCAGCGTTACCGGCACGGCTGGATCCCTGTCGCGCCCGGCGGTGCTGCCACCCGGGATCTGTCCCCCGACGAGCAGGACCTGGCCGATGAGTTACGCGGCGTGGGGGCGACCGTACACCCGGACGGGACGGTGCGGGCGTACCACCACACCACCCCGGCCGCAGCTGCGTCGGTGCGAGCGTCCGGTCTGCTACGTGGTGACGAAGACGGGGTGTTCTTCACCACGAAACCGGGCGACGAGGCGCAGGCCGCCGGCCGCGGCGGGGCCATGCTGACGTTCGATGTGCCCCTGCACGCCATGCACCTAGACGATCTGTTCGACGACGAGGCGCACGTGCGTGTCCCGCTGCGCCGCGCGGGGGACAGCCTTGACGTGTCGCGGTGGCTTGTAGAGCACCCCTGACCGGCCCCGCGCACCCGAGCATAATTACGCTTATGCTCGGGTGATATCGATGACCGTGTGGTTACCGGCCGGTACGGGCGGCGGGTTTACCGAGGCCGCAACCCGGTAGCGGGGACGAACCGGACACAAAACAGGGCCCCGGGGGCACCGACGCGGGAGGGGGCGCCCGTGGGGTTCATCGAGACGGTCCGTGCCGACCTGGTCAAGGTCGGCCCCAAAGGCTACGAACACGGCTGGATCTACGTCGGCCCGCAAGCCGCTGGCGCCCGGATCCTGCACCCCACCCACGGGGCCGGCACCCTCACCCGCGCCGGGAAGCGCACCACCGGCGTCCAGTTCGACTCCGGCCACCACGCCGCGTTCGAGCACCAACCCGGCCCACGCAAACGCGGCGCCGCGCACTTCACCGAACGCACCCCCACCCCCACCCGGGGCCGCCGCACACCGGCGCGCCCTGCGGTCGGGTCGTACACCGACGAAGACCTCGCCGACCACTTCCACGAGCTGTCCTCCGCCGACCGCCTCGACGAACCCCGCACCCGTGAGGTCCTGGCCGAGATGGAACGCCGCGACGCCGCCGTCACCCCCCAGCAGCGGCACATCGACGCCCTGATCGCCAAAGGGGTGCCCTACCGCGACGCGTACGCCGAAGCCCACAACCTGGATCCGGACGAGCTCGACAAGCAAGAACGGGCCGCCCTGATCGACGCCGCCCGCCGGGCCGGGGAGACCCGTACCCAGACGCTGCGGCGCCTGTACGCCGAACACGTCCACCACCAGTACCTTGCCGCCGAGAACGCCTCCCGCGGGCACCTGCTCAACAAACGCGGCCAGGCCGCCGGGATCGACCCGATGACCCTGTTCTCCGGCCCGACGAACCGGGCCCGGGCCTACGCGAGCGAGGAACTGAAACGGTTCTGGGAACGTAACCGGCGCTCGACGTGGACACAGTTCCGGGACGAGACGGCGGGCGGGTTCCGGGAACGCGCGGCGGCCCGTGCTTCCCGTTCCCGTGGCAATGAGAGAGACTTCGGGGTATGAGCGAGCCGCGACGGTTCACCGCCATCCGCCAGGGCCGGCAGGCCGCCGAGCAGGGGCTGCCGGTGACCGCGTGCCCGTACCCGACCGACGGCCCGCAAGGGCACCTCGCCGCCGTGTGGGTCCGCGCCTACGCCAACCACCCGACCTCGTCCGCCCGGGTCGACTACCGGGGGTAAGTACACCGGGAAGCTGGCGCCCGGCGGCGGGCAACCGGTCTTGAAAACCGGGCCGGGGTGACACCCGAGGGTTCGACTCCTTCAGTTTCCGCTTGCGCACGGGGGTGACCGGGGTGATCGTCGTCCGTGGCAAACGGGCCGGGACACGTGGCCGGCTGGTCCAGTTCTGCAACGACTGGGTCATGGCGGACCTGGACGACGGGTCCGCGTTCGTCGGGTCACCGACGTCGGTGCTCCTCGACGACTTCGCCGAAGTGGCGGCGGTACGCGCCAGCCAGGACGTGGGCACGATGTGGCAGCAGTTCACCCTGTCCGATGACGGCGTCTTCGCTCGGCGCCCCCGGGCGGTGTGACCGGGATGGCTGTGGCGTACCACGACGGGGGCCCGGTCCACGGGCTCACCCTGCGTATCGAGGCTACCCCGCAGGTGCGGTTCTACCTGCCGGCGGCCGAGCGGGTGGTCCGTGGGTGGCTGCCGTTGGCGCGGTACGTGTTCGTGCCGCCGCGGGACGGCAAGCATGTGCGGTACCGGTACACGGGTGTGCATCAGGTGATGGGCCCGCTGCCGGGGGCGCAGTCCGCGCCGGAGTGGTCTACGTAGACTCGCCTCGGTGACCGGAGCCGCACCTACCAAGCCGGTGCAGGGGCTGTTTAACGCGTCGCCGCACCCACAAGGCCGGTGCGTGGGCCCGATCTGTTGAACTGTTGCACGGTCGCACCTACGAAGCCGGCACGCGGGCCCGATCTGTTGAACTGGTAGAAGCCGCACCTACCACGCCGGTACGCGGGCTCGATCCTAGTGCCGTGGTCGCACCTACCATGCCGGTGCGTGGGCGCCGTTTCACGTAGACCACTTTGGGGCGCACCTACAAGGCCGGCACGAGGGCAGCGATGTGCCTACAGTCGCACCTGCCATGCCGGTGCGCGGGCGTTGACTCGCGTGAACCGCCTGCCGCACCTACTACGCCAGTGCGTGGGCGTCGACCCGGGTCACCCAGAGCGTCGCCGTACCTACCAAGCCGGTACGCGGGCGCGGGTTTGGGTTACCCTGCCGCACCTACCAGGCCGGTACGCGGGCGTCGGCCCGGGCTCAGTCGCATCCTATGACGCCGGTGCGCGGGCGTTGCCCACTCTACCCCGGGCGGTGTGGCGCCCGTGTCGTACCTACTACGCCGGTGCGAGGGCGTCCATGCACCGTACCGCACCCCGGGGGGAGGTCGGTGTCGTGGCGCGTCGTCACCGCAGCCGTGCGGCGATCCCTGCCGAGTTGACTCCGCTGTCCGAGTGGGAGCCCGGCGACCCGGACCCGGTGGCCACCCACCCGCTGGGTGAGCCGTTGGAGTCGGACTCGTCGCTGACCCCCGAGCTCGCGGCGGGGGTTGCCCGGTTACCGGTGTGTCAGCACTGCGGCGGGTACCACAAGCGGGCGTGTCCGCGGGTGCGGTCGTTGCGGTTCCACCCGAACGGGACGATCGCGGCGGTGACGTTCTGGCGGACGTGGTCCACCGACCATGTGTTGTTCCTCGACGGAGAAGACGACGACGGTCAGGGCGTTGCTCTGTGAGTGCACAGCCGTACCTACGAGGCCGGTACGCGGGCCCCACCACCGTACCCGGGGGAGGTGACCGGTCTTGGCTAAGAATCCGCGGGCGCTGGCGAAGGCCCTGATCGCCGCGAGCCGGGTGACCGGGACCCCGTTCAACGGCGGGTTCGACGCCGGGTCGGTCGGTACGAACACTCCGCAGGTGGCCGGGTACGACGCGTGGGCGTCGGGCCGGGTGACCGGGACGGGACTGCCGCGGGCGTTGTCGACGTTCCTGGACGGGTCGTTCGGGCCGTTGGCGCCGATCCAGCCGGTGGCCATTGACCGACCTGACCCGGATGATGGTCGGCCGGATCCGCGCCGGTGGCAGTACCCGGTCGGGTGGAACATGCCGATCGGGCCGCCCGGGTCGGAGGGTCTCAAGCTGGCCACGTTCGGGCAGCTGCGCACGATCGCGGACACCTACTCGGTGGCGCGGGCGTGTATCAGCCTGCGTAAGCAGGAGCTGGTGAGCCTTGAGTGGGATGTGGTCCCTACCAAGGCGGCGGAGAAGAAGCTGCGGGGTGACAAGGACGGCCGGCGGGAGTGGGACGAGCGGCGGGCGAAGGTGATGCGGTTCCTGCGTAAGCCGGATCCGGATTACTTCTCGTTCGGTACGTGGTTCTCGGCGCAGTTGGAGGACGTTTTCGCGGTTGACGCGTTGTCGTTGTACCTGCACCCGCCGCGGGTGGCGGGTAAGGGTGCGATGGGGTCGAACTTGGCCGCGTTGGAGTTGATCGACGGTACGACGGTGCGGCCGATGATTAACCTGCGCGGTGGCAAGCCGGCGGCCCCGAACCCGGCGTATCAGCAGTACATGTACGGGGTCCCGCGGGTGGATCTCATGACGGTGATGTCGGGTGAGGACATCAAGGACATGGGGGACGCGAAGTACCGGGAGTACTCCGGTGACCAGCTCCTCTATTTGCCGTATGAGGCGCGGGATTGGACGCCGTACGGGTTCGCGCCGGTGGAGAAGTCCCTGGTCCCGATCCTGTCCGGGATGAACCGGCAGAACTGGCAGTTGCAGTACTTCTCGGAGGGCACGATCCCGGGGTTGTTCGTGACTACCGGTGACGAGAACGCGACGCCGACGCAGATCCGCGAGTTGCAGGATGCGTTGAACGCGATGGCGGGGGACCCCGCCTGGCGGCACAAGATCATTGTTTTGCAGAAGGGTTCGACGACCAGCCCGCAGGTGCCGGCCGAGCTGGCCGGCCACTTCGACGAGATCATCATGACGCAGGTGTGCATGGGGTTCGACGTGATGCCGATGGAACTGGGCATCAGCCCCCGCACCTCCACGTCGCAGTCGTCGGGCGCGGCCAACCAAATGGCGAAGAAATCGACGTCCACGCATGACCGTAAGGCGAACGGGCCGGTCCTCAAGCGGTTCATGGAGGTATTCGACTACGTGATCCAAGTCGTCCTGAAACAGGACGACATGCGGTTCCTCTTCGAGGGCTTGGAAGGCGGCGAAGACGAGGAAACCCAAGTCAACATCATCGTCAACAAGGTCAGCCACGGGATGATGTCCGTCGACGAGGGCCGCATCGAACTCGGCGAGCAGCCGTGGGGTCTGCCGATCACCTCCGACCCGGTGTGGGCGACCGCGACCGGGCTGGTACCGCTGGGCGGGATGGACCCGAAGACCGGGCAGGTGCCCCCTCCGCCGCTGCCACCCGGCACCCCGGCACCACCCGGCACCCCGGGTTCGGGTGCGAAGCCGCCGGCGGCCGGCCCGGCCGCGACCACACCGGCGCACACCGGCGCCCACCAAACCGACCAGGTCATGGGCCGGCCCACCACGCAGGGAGCCACCAAAAGTGTCGACACGTTCGCCGCGCTCCGCGAACTCGACCTGATCCGCCGCCGCCTCAACAAAGGCGGCACCATCACCGGCTGGACAGCCGAACACATCCCGACCGAGGTGTTCGGTCGGCTGGCCGACGACATCGGCCGGGCCCCGCTGGCCGACGCGATCACCGCAGCCCGGGTGACCGTCAAAGCCATGGGCCACCGGCAACACCGCGACCAGGTCTGCGCACCCGTGCAGGCCACCCTCGTGACCGCCCTGCACAACCTCACCGCAGGGGTCGGTGACGGCACCGTGTCCACGGTCGGGTTCGTTGACGCCGCCACCGCGGCGATGCGCGGTGCGTACCGGGACGCCCTGCACCTCGGTGCAGGGCGTGCCCTCGGTGCTCCCACGGTCGTCAAGGCGGCGGCGGGGGCCGGGGACGCGAACTGGGTTGACTCGTTCGGGGGCCGGTTCGCCCTGTACGCGGGGCAGGTACCGCAGGCATTCGAGCAAGGGTACGGGCTGGCCACCGTCGGGTCCGCGCAGGACCCGGACAACATTGTGGTCCGGTGGCACGCCAAACCCGGGGCGTGTGTGCTGTGCTCAACCCGCAACGGGCAGGCGTTCACCGTCGGCGGCCTACCGGGGTGGCCCGGTGACGGCGGGTTCGGCAAACTCGGCGACGACGGCGAGGTCATCGGCACGAACGTGCTGTGCCTCGGCGGCCCGAACTGCCGGTGCCACCTGTCCTACGAGACGATCACCCCCGGGCAGGCGGTACCCGAAACACGACCGACCGTGCTGCCCGCCCCGGCACCCGGCACCGCCCCAGGCATGATCCCCCCAGGGGCGGTGCCGGGCCCCACCCCGGCGGCGATCGAACGCCACCACGACCTGCAGGACATGGTCTGGGCGTTGAAGACCCCCAACCCGCAGGCCGCCCTGGCCGAGGTGGTCGAACACATCGCTGACCGGGCCGCGCAACGGCAACGCCCGTACCTGATGGGCCTACTCAAGGCGGTGCTCGCGAAAGCGACGACCGCAGCCGAAGTCGCCGCGATCGTGGCCCTGGTCGTGGCCGCAACCAACGACGACGAGCAGGGGTCGGCCCAGGTCGACCCGGACACGGCGACCGCGCTGGCCGCAGCACAAGGCCAGCCAGTCACCAAAGGCGCTGCGGACATCGGCGACCCGAACCCCGTCGACGCCGAACACGTGGTCAACCAGATGCGGGCGAACTACCCCGACAAGGCGATCACGTGGATGCGCCGGGCCCGGTGGATCGGCCCGGTGCAGGTGCCCACGGACCGGGTTGACATGGACGACGCCGACAAGTGGGCGGCCACCACCGACAAGGCCCGGGTGAAACACTTCACCCGGCAGATCAAGGCCGGGGACAAGCTGCACCCGGTCGTCGCAGTGCAGGAACCCGGCGAACCCCGCATCAAGGTGATCGACGGGCACCACCGCACGTTGGCGTACCGCAAGGCCGGCCTTCCGGTGACCGCGTACATCGGGTTCGTAGACACCGACGGCGGCCCGTGGGACCAAACCCACGTCTACCAGCACCACCACGGCGACGACCCGGCGAACAAAGTTGTACGTGCCAGCGAAGGAATTGATCCTGGACCCGGATGAGGGTGAGGTGCTGTGAGCGGACCTACGCCCCGCGTGGTACCTGACCCGGACGACGAGGCTTTCGCCATCCGAGTCCGGCAGATCATGGGGTCTTTGCCGATCGGCAACGTGACAGCCGGTAAGGCCGCCAAGGCGGGCACCGTGGCCGCCGGTCTGGCGGTAGTTGCTGCGGATACCGGTCGGGTGTTGATGCTGCAACGGGCGTTGACCGACGGCGACCCGGCCGGCGGGTTCTGGGAGTTCCCGGGCGGCAAGCTGGATCCGGGGGAAACCCCCCGGCAGGCCGCGTGGCGGGAATGGGCCGAGGAGACCGGGTGCGCCGTGCCGGACGGCACGGTCACCGGCCAGTGGCGGTCCCCGAACGGGGTATACGAGGGGTTCGTCCTCACAATCCCCGGCGAAGACGAGGTGCCAATCCACGACGGCCGCGACGAGGTCACCAACCCAGACGACCCGGACGGCGACCAAGTCGAGGCCCTCGCGTGGTGGCATCCGTCGCACCTGGACGATAACCCGGCGGTGCGCCCGGAACTAGCCGACGCCCTGAATGTGATCATGCCCGCGCTACACACGGCCGCGGCGGCGAAGACCGCGCACACGGTGCTGTGTAAGTGTTTGACCTGCGGGTGCGGGCGACCCAACGACGGGCACGGGCATCCGGCGAACATCACCATGGCCGACATCAACGCCGCCGCCGCCCAGGCCGGTATCAGCCCGTTGCAGGCGTGGCGCAACCTACTCGACACGATCGGCCAGGCCCGGCCGGGGTGGCTCGGGAAGGCCGGGTGGGAACACGAAGCCCGGGTCCCGGCCGGTGGCCCCGAAGGCGGCCGGTGGGTGTCGGTCGGGGCGATCGAGCACGCGATCGCCGCCGCGGTCGGCGGTGCGGGCGACCCGAAACATGACAGGTTGAAACTGGCCGGCCGCATCCACCTCGACCCCGGGGAACACCTACTGCGGTCTGGGGTTGTGGAGGGCTCATCCGGCGGGCACGTGTATGCGGCGTGGACAGCCCACAACGGGGCGCCGTCGCTGCGGCTCGGTACGGTCGGGGAGATATCCGACGAGGACCACCCGAAGTTCCGGTGGACCGGGAACCAAGTCGGGCTCAGCGACGCCGACCGTAACGCGATGGCCGACGAGTACAGCCGGCTCATCGACGACGCGGAGGAGTTGGAAGGCGAACACGGCGACCAGGCGCGCCTGGACGAACTCAACCGCCGCATCGACGAGATCGCCGGCCAGGGGTTCGAGGCCGAGCCCGGCGGGACCGCGAAACTCGACCAGGGGCAAGCCGACCAGCTCCGCCACGAACTGGGCCGGGCGCACACCGACATGATGGCGTACACCGACCGCCTCGACGCGAAGTACGACCAGATCGACGCCGCCGAGGCCGAGATCAACCGGTTGCAGTTGGAGGTCGACAAGCTCGACGCGCAGGAGCAGGCGTGGCACGACGCGCACCCGGAAGGCCACCCCGGGGGGATGTGGTGGAGCCCGGAACGGGTCGAACTGGTACAGCCGTTGGCCGACAGCAAACGGGCCATACGCGACCGGGTGGCCGCTCTTGAGGAGGAAACCCGGCTGAACCACTACCAGGACACCCGGCGCGAAGGCGTTGTTCCCGGGCAGTGGGCCGACGTGCACTGGGCCGCGTGGGTCGACGAGGTTCCCGAGCTGCGGTTGACAGTGGTGCCACACGGCCGGGATCCCGACGGCTACGACGAGACGCTGTCCGCGTCGGTCACCGGCAAGAACAGTGTTTACCCGGAGGACCCGGATTCGTGGGCGGCGTTGCTGCGGCTACTGGACATGGGCACCGGGCGGGCGTCGAAGACCGTAACAGCCGGGTTGGGGAAAGCGCCGACGATCACCCCGGGCGGCCGGCTGGGTGATGACGCCCGGCACGGGTCGACCGAGAACGGCCGGAACTGGGTTGAGGCCACCGCCGGGGAACTGCCCCGGTACATCCGGATCGTGCGTAACAGGCTGATGGCCGACGGGCACGACGAGAGTTCAGCGACCGCGCTGGCGGTTTCGGCGGTGAAACGGTGGGCGGCCGGCGGTGGCCGGGTGTCGCCGAAAGTCCAGGCCGCCGCAGCTGAGGCTGTGGCGCAGTGGGAAGCGATGCGCGCCGCGGCCCGGGCCAGCAAAGCCGGGTTCATCGACATGGTCAAGGAAAGCAGCCGCTGCTGGACTGCCTGATGGGATGCCGGCCCGGCCAGGGCGAGGAAGGGCACACGTGGTCGGGTTCATTGGCATGGTGCGGGCGGCTTTGGTGAAGGCCGGGAAGGTGCACCACTGGCGGCACGGCTGGATTTGGGTTGGGCCCGGGGTCGACCCGCGCCTGCACGGCCATTTGGCGGACTACCACCGGTCGATGAGCCGGGGCCAGTTCCAGGAGGCCGCCCACCACCTGCAGGTGGGGTCGATGGGTGCGGACCGGGCAACCGCCAGCCGGTTGGCCGAACACGCAACCCAGATCGCGAGGAACGCGCCTGGCCCCACGGGGCGGGTGTCGGCGGCGGAACGGGCCACCCACGAGTCCTACGCGGCGGCGCACGCGGCGGCCGGGGCGGGCCGGCACGACGAAGCGCGGGCACACTTGGAGCACGCGGCGGGGTCGGCGCCGAACAACCTGTCTCGAGAAACTATCGCCGGGCACCTGGGACACCCCGCACCGGTGAAAGCGAAGCCGGCGGCCAAGGTGCCGGCGGCCACGCATGTCCGGGCCATCATCGACAGCCACACGCATGACGAGGCCAACGGCCACGCGGCGAAACTCAAGGGCGCCGAACTGGAAGAGGCGCTGCGTCTAGCGGGGGTGGATAACCGTCGCGGCACCGTCGCGGAACGCAGGAACGACCTTGTGCACCGTCTGGCCGGGAACTCGATCAACTCGGCGACCATCCGGCACGGGTGGGCCGGTGACCCTGCCGCGTTCGAGGCGGACCGGGCGAAGTACCGGGAACGGATGCACGCCGAAGTCACCGGGCGACTCGGGCCGCCCGCCGCCTCGCGGGTCAAGGAGCGCGGCCATGTGACGGCCGCCGAGTACCAGATGCGCGTGCAGGCCATGCGTCCTGCGGCTCCGCCGACGGAGGCGACCGTCCGGGCCATCATTGACGCCAAGACGACCGACGAGGCCCTCGCGCACGCTGGCAAACTGAAAGGCAACGACCTCACCGAGGCGCTGCGGCTGGCCGGGGTGCCATCGCGCGGCGGGTCAGCGGAGCAGCGTCGCCGTGATCTGGTGTCACACCTGTCCTCCGGGCCGCGCGGGTTCCACGAGATGGGCGCCTATGGCACCGGTTCCGAGGCGGATCAGAAGCTGGCCGATGTGCAGGCGCGGCTCCACGCCGAAGTCAACCACCGCCTACCACCGCAGGAGTTCCCCGCCGAGGAACACAAACCGCTGCACGACCCGATGGACACCCCGCTGACCGCGGCAGGGCACATCGCCGCCGCACACCAGGCCACGGCGGCCGGCCGCCACCAGGAGGCGAAGGACCACCTCGACCAGGCGCTCACCCTGGCCCCGGACAAGAAGACCCGCGATCAGGTGCTGGGCCACCTGAAAGACGCCCAAGACGCCCGCGTACGGGCCGGGCAACATTCGTACTGGACGCCGCCAGCACCGCCGAAGAAGTGGTACACCCACAACGAGGCCCGGCCCGGGCAAGATCATTCGGCGTTGCGGCATCCGTCGCAGCGGGCAGCGTACGAGCAGGTGGCCGCCGACGCGGCAGCCGGGCACCCCCACACCCACGTCCTGGTCGACGACGGGAAAGAACGGCACGGCGGTGCGCGGGGCCCCCAACTGTACGAAACGATCCACCACCCCGAGGGTGGTGCGCCCGCCGAGCCGCCGATGACCGCGGTCGGGCACATGGACGCCGCGAACACCGCCATCCGCCACGGCGACCTGGCCACGGCGATCAACCACCTGACCGCCGCCGAGGGCAAGACGACGGACAAGAAAACCCGGGCGAACATCCGTGCTGCCCGGGCCCGGCTCGCCGCTGCGGCCATGGGCAAACCCGCTTCCACGGCCCGGCCGAGGAAGCTCACCGAGGGTGAGCGGATCTCTGCGGATCTGGTGGCGGCTCGGCGGGAGGCGTTTCAGCGGCAACACGGCCACCTGACTGCGGCCGAGCACGAAGCGGCGGCGGTGGCGGCGGGCCGGCAGGGGAGGCGTCTGACTGGTAGCGCCGGTGGGCGGCAGTTGGCTCTTGCCGCTGACCATGCTGCGGCGGCTCGCGAGCTCCGTGCCGCCGAGCACGGGGCCGGGGCCCCGTCCGCCGACGACCTGCGCGGTAGGTCGTCGGCGGAGTTGCGCCGGATCGCTGCGGCCGAGGGGGTGCCGCTGCCGAGACGGGGCAGCCCTGACCAGTTGGCCCAGGTCATCCGGGACGTGCGGTACAACCGCGAACACGGCGGGGCGAGGGTGTTCGCGACCACGCCGACGGCCGGTGGGGCTGCCACGGAGAGGCCGACGAGGTACGGGGCTCTGACGACGCAGAACCTACGCGACAAGATCGACAGCCCGAGGACGTCTGCGGGAGCTCGGGCGGAGATGCAACGCGAACTGTCGATCCGGACCGGCCGGGACACGGCCGCCCAGGACCGGCTACGTGATCTGGTCCAGGGCCCGACAGCACCTGCGGCGGTCGACGAGTCGGCTCCGTTGAGGGGCGACCCCGAGGGCGACAACATGCGCATGCACGGCGACTCGGTCACCATGGGTCTCGCGCGGGCGTACGCGGCGGCCGGCCGCAACGGGTCGGCTAACCGCATGATGGACCTGCGTCGGCGGGCTACCACACCGGGACCGGATAGGATCACCCCGCAGGCTGTTGTGGACGAACTGCGGGCGCTGCACGCCCAGGAACAGGACCCCCGGCTCAAGGCCCAACTGGACCAGGCCATCAGCGCGGTGGACGCCCCGCAGCGGGCGTTACCGGACATACCGGAAAACACCCCGCCGCACGCGCTGCGGCTGATCCAAGAGCTGAACGCCATCCCCCACGCGCGTAAGCGCGACGGGGAACGCGCGGGCGCAGGGCATATCGAGGGCCCGTCGTTGGTCGAGCAGGTGGGCCAGGTGTACCGGGACGCGGCGGCCGGGGAGCGCGGCGACTCGGGGCGAAGCCCGATCGACCGGATCCGAAACATCTTGCGCGACAAGACCCATGAGAGCAACGAAGCGGCGTTCCACCTGTGGTCGATGGCCGACGCGCTGGAAACCGTAGAAGGCCCGAACGGACGGGAGGCCAGTCCGTTGTCCAGGGAGTTGCGGGCGTGGGAACGCGGCCAGCTCCCGGCCGATCAAATTGCCCAGGCGCAGGGGCGCCTTGTCGAGGCTACCCATCGTCAGCGGCTAGCGGCCCGGCACGACCCCGCAGGGTATGCGTCGGTGTCGGCCGAGCGGTATTCAGCGGCGGCCGACCTGGCGGCCTTGCAGCAAGCAGGGGAACCGCGCCTTACGGAGCAGCAGCACCTCGACGCCGCGCTCACAGCACTGCGGTCCGGTGACAGCGGCACCGCCGCACGCCATCTCGAGGCCCGCGGCGGCCAGCTGTCGGCGGTCGAGAACGCGGCCCGGGCAAGGGACGTCATCACGGAGTCGGCTGCGGCGTCGCGCCGGAAACCTGTGTCGGCGCAGGCTGCGGTCAGCAGCATCACCGACAGCAGCAGCTACGCCGAAGCCGTACAACACGCGGCCGGGTTGCGGGGCGCGGCCCTGGACGAGGCGCTGCGGCAGACCGGCACAACCGCCCGGTTCCGCACCGCCGACGACAAACGCCGGCATTTGGTCGAGTTGTTGTACGGGCGTAACGCGGACAGCCTCGCCATCGAGCGCCTCGTCCAGGACCGTCGCCGTGGCGCACCCAAGGGGTTCGGATTCGTGGACTTGGTGCGGGCCAACCTGTAGTTCGGCGGGAAGGGGTCCATGGTCGGGTTTATCGCGATGGTCCGCGCGGACTTGGAGAAGGTGGGCCCGAAAGGCTATATCCACGGTTGGATTTTTGTTGGGGCGCCTGGGGTGGGGTCGGTGGTACACCACCCCACCCACGGCCGCGGGGTGTTGTCCCACATCGATGAGCACGGGCACGCGCACGTGGCGTTCGATAAGGGCACCGCCCGGTTCGAGCACGTTGACCGGCCGGGGCATGTGGGGGAACCGAAACTGGCACGCCGGCCGAAGGCACCGAACCCCGCCGGGGCCCCGGCTGCCTCGGTACCGAGCAAAAACGCACCGAAACCGGCAGGGGCCAAGCCCCGCAAACCGGGGGAGGCCCGCCGCGGTGACCTGTACGTCACCGAACACACCCGCCGGGACTACGCCGCCGGTAACAACCCGACGGACCGCAAGGAATACGAGGTCCACACGGTCACCTCGGTCGACCGTAACGGGAAAGTCAAGGCCGGCCACAACCTGGCGTGGTCACTCGACGGGGCCCCGTACGACTTCACCAAGGGCCGGCCGCCGACACAGACCTGGATCGTGCCCGGCGAACACGTTGACGCGCAGGGTGTGCGGGAGGCTTTGCTGGCCCACACCTTCCCGGGCAGCACCACCCCCCGCAGCCACGAAGACCTCGACGAACTCAAGGCGCTGATCCGCCCGCACACGGTCGCCGGTGGGGCAACACCGCGGCCGTTGGAGGAAACCGACAAGGCGTACCTTGACCGGACCCTGCGCCGCATCCAAGGCGCTGGCGGCGTCGACGAGCAGTGGACGGCGCTGAACACGGAACTGGCGAAACCCGACCTGCGGCCGGCGACACGGGCGAAGCTAGAAGAGATCCGTGTGGCCAACGCCGGACGGATGGCGGCACGCGCCCCGGCCGAACCGAAGGTGACCCCGGTGCCGGTGGACGTGGCGGCGGTCGCCGACCACGTCCAGGGCCTGGAGTACGAAGGCGACGTCCGGACGGCCCTTGCCGGTGACGTGCGACTCAAACCGGCCGAGCTGCGCCGGGTCGCCCGGGAACTGGGGATCCCGCTCCAGGGGTCGATGAAGGACCGCGACGAGATCATTCACCACATCGCCCGGAGCCTGGCGGCGTTCGGGTCCGGTGACATGAGGTCAGGGGACCGTCCGCCATCCGGCGACGGGCCGCTACACGCTCGGGTCATGGACGCGGTCAACGCCACGGCCGACAGCCCGATCCCGTGGAAAGGGCTCGCCGAACTCCGCGCCGAGATCGGCGGGTCACGGCAGGAACAGGACCAGGCGCTCCTGGACCTCCTACGCCAGGGGCATATCCGGCTGATCCCGGAGGAGAACCAGAAGACCATCACCGCCGGTGACCGTGCGGCGGCTATCAACGTGAGCGGGGAAGACAAGCACCTCGTCGGGGCGAACCGGCCGCTTGTGCCTAGCAGCACGGCGCCGCAGCCGGAGACACGCGCCCCGGGCAAACCGACCGTCCGGGAGGCCGGGCAGCGGCGGTGGGCTCTGCTGTCCGCCGCCGAGCACGCCCGTGCCGGCCGCGACCACGCCCGGGCCGCAGACCTTCACGGCCAGCTCGCCGACCACATCCGGGACACCGGGGGCGGGTACTCGATCGAACGGGGAGACAAGAACCGCGGCTGGGTCGTCACGCTGGCCCAACCCAACGGGGGCTCTGCGGCGCCTGTGCAGCGGACCTCGTCGCGGGTCGCGGCCGAGGAGCACATGGCCCGGCTGGTGGCCGAACGGGAAACCGACTACCGGCATGAGGCGCAGACGGATCGCCGGTTCGCGGAGGGTACCCCGGGGGGCCGTGGCTACAACGACGCCCAGCGGGAGTCCGTTGCCACAGCCGGGCGCCGTACCGGTAACCCATATTTGATGCTGGGCCGGCATGAGGCGCTCAGCCGTGAGGAGTACGAGGGGCTGCTGCCGGAGCACCGCGCGGATGTCGCGGACGCGGTCAGGCGCCTCGCGGAACGCAGCCCGGGCGGAGTCGCGGACCAGGCGGCGGTGTTGCTGGGCCGGTGGACCGGCCCACCGGCCCCGCGGGTTCATCCGGGGGGTGTGCCGCTGGCGGACCTGAAACGAGGCGACTACGCCCGGATCACCGGCACCGACCAGTACGGGCAGGTCACCTCGTTGGAGGGGTACGTGTCGGGGCCGCCGTCCACGGTCCAAGTCGGCAGGCGGGGTTCGCGGCGTCGGGTGGAGATGCTCGCGGTGTCGATGTCCGAGACCCAGTCGGGGGCGAACGGGTGGCGCGGTCAGGTGTTCACGAACCCTGACGGGGTGACCGTTGATCCCCGCCGCACCGGGTCGGCTGATCATGTGGCGGAGGCGGCGAGGCACACGGCGGCGGCGGCGGACATTGAGCGTCGCCGCCGGGAGATGCGACAGTTCCCGGTGGCGCCGGGTGGGCCGGCCAGGTCGGCGCAGTTGCGGGCCGGGCAGGCGATGGACGCGGACGCGGCCGGGCACCGCCGGCAGGCAACCGAACACCTGGTTGCCGCCGCGCGCGCACAACCGCCGACGGCCACCCCGGCGGTGGTTGAGGCGGCACGGGCGCAGGAGCCGGCCCGGCTTTCCGCAGCGCAGGAAGTGGGCCTACACGCGGCGGCCACCGAGTGGGCCCGGCATCAGCGGGAGATCCAAGCGGGACGTGGTCTGGGCCAGTTCACCAAACCCGACCATGGGCCCACGAAACAGGCCACGTTGGGGTCGTTGAAACGGACCGGACTGGTCACCTCCCACCAGGAAGGCACCAACGTCCGGTACCAGCCCACCGACACAGGGCACGAGCACCTCGCGGCGGCGAACAACGACCCGGCGCACCGGGCCCTCAACGAACAGGTAGCGGCGGCAGCCGCCCGGTACGCTGCCGCGGACGCGCACGAGCGGCGGGTGTCCCGGGTCGGTGACGGGGCGATGAAACAGGACGCGGCGAACGCCCGGCAGGTCGCGTACAAGGAACTCGGGGCGCTGCGGCGGGAACGCGACGCCCACCTCGTCGACCGGTACGCCCCCCCACCGGCGGCGGTGCCTGCCGCCGGCAGGTTGCCGCGCGGCGTGTTCGTGTCGGTGTCACAGGCACGCGGCAGGGTCGAGGTCACCACACCGCGCAACACCGCGTGGGACCGCACTGCCAGCGAACTCGGGGGCAACCTCGTCACCGTCGGCGGTGTGCGGCAGTGGGTCTTCCCGGCCGACAAGGAACCACAGGTCCGGGCGGCGCTGCACAACCACTTCACCGAGGAGTGGGAACTGCGCCGCCAAGCCGACACCGCCGTAGCGGACCACGCCGCCGTAGTGGCCCGGGCGGCGGCGCAAACCGCCCGTGCCCACGCGGCCCGGGCCGCTACGGCCGCGCGGGAGCAGCGGCGGTCGACCACCCCGGCGACCGCACGCCAAATCGACCACATTCTCCGGCTCCTCGCCATGCGGCAGCGCAGCGGTGAGGGCGGCGGGTTCATGACCGGGCCAACGACACGTGAAGGCGTTGCCCGGCTGTCAGTTGCCGACGCGTCGGCGTACATCGACTCCCTGTCCGGCAACTACTGAGTTACCTGTTCACCGGCCCCCGCTGCGGCGCGCGCCGCCGGCACACATTCCTAGGAGCACATGGCCAAGCTACTGACCGATGACCTGACCTACGTTCACTACCCGATCACGAAGTTCGAGGAGGACGCCGACGGCAACCTCGTGGTCGAGGGTGTCGTTACCGACGGGACCGTGGACAGCGACCGTCAGATAGTGGAGCCGGGTTTCTCCGCGAAGGCGCTGACGGACTGGATGGAATCCGGGCCGAACGTGCGGGTGATGCATTCCCCATCGCTGTACCCGGCGGGCCGTGGCCTGCAGGTCGAACTGGGGGAGAACACGCACCGGCTCAAGGCCCTGGTGGTGGAACCGACCGCGCAGAAACTGGTCCGGAACAAGGTGCTGCGGGCGTTCTCCGTCGGTATCGCGAACCCGGTGATCACCCGCGACCCGTCTGGGCGGGCCCCGGGCGGGATCGTGACCGGCGGCGAACTGGCCGAGGTGTCCTTGGTGGACCGGCCGGCCAACAAAAACTGCCAACTGGTGCTGGCCAAGTCCGCTGATCTGGACGTGCCGTGGACCTACGGGGACCTGGACGCGTTGCTGACCAAGGCCGAGGGCGGTGAAGCGGTCGCCGAACCGGACCTGACCAAAGACGACGACAAGGCCCCCAAACCGGAGGGGTTGGTGGATCCGTCGGACCCCGGCGACCCCGACGACCAGTCCGGGCCCGACTCGTCCGCTGACGTCGACGACCGCGACGACGCCACCCACAAGGCGTACCAGCAGGCGGTCACCTTGCACAAGGCGGCCGAACCGGGCCGGGACGGGGTTGCCCTGTCCGGCACCGAGTACCTGCGGAAGGTGGGGGCGTGGCAGCGGTGGGCGCAGGACGGCGAAGACGCCGGCCTGGACGGCACCCCGGCCGGGTTCGCCCTGTGGTTGGGTAAACGCGACTTCGACCCCGCGGTGGGCGGTGGGGTTGACCGGGACACCATGCCGGCAGCCGATTTTGTGGACCCGTCCGGGCGCCGGTTCCCGATCCACGCCCCCGGGGATGTGTCCGACGCGGTGTCCTCCTACGGGCGGGCGGATCCGCAGATCCCGATGCCGCTGTTCCGGGACCGGTTGACCGAGATCGCGCACCGCAAGGGGCCCGCGTTCGTGGCGCAGCTGCCCGGGTCGTGGCCGGCCGCGAACAAAGACATCACGCTGACCTCACCGGACCCCGACGGCATGGCCCCGTTCAACCTCCAAGGCCAGGACGATGCGGCGGCTCTCAAGGGTGGTGGTAAGACGTGCCCGGGGTGCGGCAAGACCTACCACGCGGACGCGAAAGTGCGCCGGTGCGAGGACTGCGGGCGCAAACTGCCCAAGGGTGACACGGCCACGAAGGTACGCCGGCCGATGCCGGCGGATGTGGCCGAGGCCGGCCCGCACCGGGAACCGGACGGGTCGGTTGTGGAGGCGTACGAAGCCGACGCCGGCCTGGACGACGACGACATGGGCGCCGACGAGGACGACGTGCCCGACTCGACCCTCAAGGGCGCCGACGGTGGGGCCGCGTACGTGGTCAAACGCACCCACGACGCGTTGTGTGCCGCGTACGACTGGGCGGATGTCACCGACACCTACCCGGCGTTGAGTAGCGTCGCGGACGCCACCGACGTGGACTGGTGGACGGCGCAGGCCGGGGACGCCCTGGACAAGGGCGACATGGCCGGGGTGGCGTTCCTGGCCGCGGCGGCGCATTCCGCCGACGAACTCGCCGCCGCCGAGTACCCGATCCTGGCCGACGCCCGGGCCGGGCTACACAAGGCGTTCGCGGCCATGCACCCGATGGCCAACCCGCACCCCGCCGGTGCGGTGACGCCGGGCATGTTCCAGCGGCCGTACCTGTCCGCCGGCCACGCCACAGCCTCCGCCGGTGGTGGGGTGCAGGCGGTGCCGCCCGCGTCGCACACGATCAACCCGGACATGTTCGACCGGGACCTGATCACCGCCGGGCATGAGGCGCAGTCCCCGGGCGACCGCGGCGACAACGCCCCGGCCGCGTCGGTGCGCTCGGGTGCGGCCCGGCACTTCTACACCAACGCCGCCCGCACCGCCGCGGAGACCGCGATGCGGGCCATGCACGACCACATCGCGTCGACGTTCCCGGATATGTGCCCGATGGCGGCCAGTAAGTACGTGATGCCGACCGACATGCACGACACCGCCCGCCCGACCCGGGTTGTGCCCGGCGGCGGCGGTGTGGCCCCCGGGGAGAAGGCGTACGACCCGGACCTGGTCAAGGCGGTCAAGGCCGCCCGTAAGGCTGCGCGTAAGGCCGAGCAGGCCGCCGCGCGGGCCACCCTCACCAAGACCGAGACCACCGTCCCGGTGGTCGACTACGAGGCCACGATCGCTGCGATGCAGCGGCAGCTCGACGAGCTAGGCGCACAGCCCGACCCGGCCCAGGCCCCGCTGCGGGGAGTGGTCAAGGCGGCAGTCGCCGACACGCCTGTCCCGGTGGACAAGCGTTCGCTGGCGGCCGAAGCTCAGGCGCTGGCAGAAGCGGAAACCGCCGCGCAGTACGTGCAGTACCTGCGTGGGCTCACCAAGTCCGCGACCCCGGCCCTGCGGGAGCAGGCCGAGGAACGGCTCGGTGACGCCGAGGCGGCCCTTCGCGGCATGCTGACGAAACTTTCCTGACCACACCACCCACCCCACCCCCACGGTGTGGGGGTGGGGTGCCCGCATCGACTCTTAGGAGTACATGACCACCACCGCTGTCGCCGACCTGGTCAAGAGCCTGGACCAGGGTCACGGCTACTACACCGACGAATCTGACCTGGGCCAGTACAGCACCGCCCAGCAAGCCGTCGCGGAGAAGATGACGCACCTGGTCAAAGGCGCCGGGTACACGTACACCGACAAGGCGTACCAGCCGGACATGACCCCGGGCGCGAACCAGCCCCTGACCGACCCGGACAAGGTCTTCACCAAGGCGATGAAGGCCGGCCGGGCGTGGAACACGGCCATCACCGAGGGGTGCCGCACCCCCGACAAGGTCATCAAGTCGTTCAACTCTGAGTTCTCGTCGCAGTTCGGGGCGTTCATGGCCGCGAACCCGCAGGCGGCGATGTGGTCGCAGTGGACCGCGCAGTTGCAGCAGCAACTGAACAGTGTGCTGGGTAAGAACATCACCCTGACCACGCCGCTGGCCACCGGGTTCGTGCCGTTCAACCTGGTCGCACCATCCCGGCTGATCTACCCCGTTTACTCCCCGTTCCGCAACAAGATCCCCCGCACGCAGGGTCAGGGCACCTCGTACCGGGCGAAGATCGTCACCGGTATCTCCGGTTCGCAGACCGGGTCGTCCGGCGGCAACTTCGTCGACACCGCCATTCCCGAGCTCGTCTCCGGTGGCGGGTCCATGTCGAACTGGCCGCTGAACCTGCCCGCGTCGGGTAACCAGGACTCGGTCGACATCATCGTGCCGTACAAGTTCCTCGGCCTGTCGGAGAACGTGTCCTGGCTGGCGCAGTTCTCCGGGCAGGGGTTCGAGGACGTTTCGGCGTTGGCGAACCTGATCCTGCTCCAGGAGATGATGCTCAACGACGAGGCGCAGATCCTCGCGGCCACCTCGACCGCGTTGAGCACCCCGTCGGCGCCGACGTGCACCGCCCGTACCCCGAACGCCGGCGAGACCGCCCTGTCCGGGACGATCACGAACAACACGGTCGACATCAAGGTGACCGCGGCGAACTGGTACGGCGAGACCACCCCCAGCGCGGTCACCGCGGTGACCGGTGTGGTGACCGCGACGGACGTCATCGACGTCACGATCACCCCGGTGTCGGGGGCGCTCTGGTACAACATCTACGTCACCGTCGGCACCGTGGCCGGCACCTACCACCGCATGGTCACCGGGGTGGGTGGCCTGACGTACACCCTGCAGGGTGCGGTCCCGACCACCGGCACCGGCATCCCCGCCTCGGACACCGGCACGTACTCCACGTACCGGTTCGAGGGCCTGATCCCGGTCCTGTCCGGGCACTCACAGGGCGGGTCGAACGTGTACCCGTCGGGGTGGCAGGGCGGCTACATCGACCAGTCCGTCGGTGACACGTTGAACATCAACGTCGTCAACGCGGCCCTCGGCGGCCTGTACTACGGCACCGGCGGGTACAAGGCGGACCCGGCGGAGCTGGTGGGGAACGGCGCGGACATTCAGAACCTGTCCAACGACATCGTGCAGGCCGGCAACGCGACGAACTACCGGCTGTTCGTGACCCAGACCGACACCCCCGGGGTGCGGGCCGGTGCGGCGGTGTCCGAGTTCGTCAACCCGGTCACCCGCTCCATCGTGCGGATCATGGTGCACCCGTGGCAGCCGCAGGGCACCGTCCTCTACATGTCCTACAACCTGCCCATGTCGTTCTCAAACGTCAGCAACGTGTGGGAAATGAACATGGTGCAGGACTACCTGTCCATCGGCTGGCCCGTGATCGACGCCACGTTCCGGTACTCGGTGTTCGAGTACGGGGCGCTGGCCGCGAACGCACCGTTCTACTGCGGCATCCAGCAGGGCATCCAACTCACCGACCGGTCCGGTTCCACCGGCACCTGGTCCTGACCGACCACTCCCGATAACGAACCCACCCCGCCACCACCTCGGTGGCGGGGTGGGGGCACACACCCTAGGAGTACATGACCGCAATCCTCAATGCCGTCAACTACCGCACGACGGTCACCGTGGTGGCCGCGTCGTCCGGTGACGGCGACACCATCGCACTGAAATTCAACGGGGTGATCATCCCCGCGGTCTCGAACACGGCAGCTGTGGCGACCAACGCGTCGGGCACCGTGACCATCTACTGGCAGCCGCAGTCCGGTGTCCGCGGCGGCAACGGCCTGGTCCTGAACACCGTGTCCGCGATGATCGCGGCGGACACGTCGCTGACCTCACCGATCAGCGTGTCGGTGGCGACCACCACGGCGATGACGTCATGACCGTCAACACGGGGTTCAACCAGCAGTCCACGGCCCACCCGGTTGCTGGCGGGTATGTGCAGCCGTCGGCCGGTGTCACCGGTGCCCTGGTCTGTGTCACCGACCCTTCCGGTAACGCGCTGAAGTCGGTGGGCGCGTCCTCGGGCACCACCTACGCCGGTGTGGCCCAGTACCGCGACGCCGCAGTGTCGGCGATGATCGGCTCGGCCACCACGGCCGGCCCAACCGCAGCCACCGTTGTCGCGACCGTGACACCGGGCACCGCAGGCATCTGGGAGATCCAGGCGACGGTGTCGATTTCCGGTGCGTCGGCGGTCGCGGTCGAGTCCAACAACATGGCCCTGTACCAGACCGCCGCCGCGAAGATCGCGCTGATCCCGTACGCGTCGACGACCACCGGCACGGCCGCGCCGGTCAACATTCCGCCGTTCCTGCTCAACCTCGGCGCCTCCGACACCGTCAACATCAAGGTCCTGGCGAACGCGACGGGCACCGCGATCTACGCGGCGGCGATCTACTGCCGGCTGGTCGGCTGATCACAGTGGCGGTGGGATCCAAGCAATACACGGTGACCGCCGCCGCGCTGGTGGCGGCCGAGTCGTCCGCGACCGCGTCCGGGCCGGCCGGGTCGGTGTACCTGTCCAACACCGGGGCCACGGTGTACCTGGGCGGACCCAACGTGTCCGCGACCACCGGGGCCCCGTTGGCGTCCGGGGCGACGGCGACGCTGTTCCTGTTCCCGGGTGACGAGCTGTACGCGTTCTGCGCGACGAGCACAGTCCTGTCCGTCCTACAAACCTGATCAAGAGAGAGTGTGGTGGGTTCCGTTGGCTGTGCGAGTGACCGTCCCGGACGGGTGCACGGGGTTGGACATGGCCGACGGGACCCGCTACAACGCGGGCCGTGACGGGCAGGTGACGGTGGCGGACAGCCACGCGGACACCATCAACCGGTCCTGGTATGCGCAGGCCGGGGTAATGGTGGCGTCGTCGCGGGTCGCGATGGGCACCCGCGGCACCCGGGTCTGTGACCGGTGCGCACCCGCACGCCGGTGGAACATTTGGAGCATTTCGTGTCCCCGGTGTGGGGCACCCACCCACATCGAGGAGTAACCGATGACCATGTACGCGCCCAGTGACGTCAAATCGATCCACCTGCCCGACGGGTGCGGCGACTCGCACCACCGAGGCGACGAACCGGGGCTGGTGGTGTCCTGCCCGCCGTGTGAGACGGCGCTGGGCAAACACCCGAAGTTGGGGTGGGCGCACAACCCCGACGCGGTCGCGTTGACCCCCGACGAGCGGGCCCAGGCGGCCCGCGACGACGAGAAGGCCCAGCGGGCCGGGGTACGCCGCCTGGCCCAGTGGGCCGCCGGCGGCCCCGAAACCCCCACCGTCGGGCCGGCCGTGTCGTTGGTGGAGCAGATCGCGCGGATGACCCCGCAGGAGAAAGCGGCGCTGCGCACGCTACTCGGCACCGACCAGCCGCCACCGCCGCCAGCTCCCACTGCCACCGTCGAGGAGACCCCAGCCCCAGCGGTTGCCGACACCGGCCAGCCCGAGGTGGCCGACCCGCCAGCACCTGCCCCGAAACGCGGCCCGGGCCGGCCCCGTAAGTCCGTCGACGCCCCGGTCGCGGTCTGACCGGTGGGCCGGGCACAGGGGGTGTGCCTGTTGTGCCCGGCCATGAGCCGCCGCGGCCACCACCGTGCACACCGAGACGACCCGGTCCAGTGCTGCCACCACTGCCGGGCCCAAGTCTGTGGCCGGCACGTGCGCTGGGACAGCTCAGCCGAACGGTGGCTGTGCCGGTCCTGCGCCCGGACGCTCGGCATACCGGCCAACAACCCGCCGCGGAGGTGACCGGTCGTGCTGGACCCCTCTGATCTGCCCATCGTGGGCCCGGGTACCCCGTACATCAACCCGTCGATCCTGACCGCCGCACCGACGGGCATCTCGTGGGGCACCATCCCGGACCGCAAATCCACCCCCGACCAGCAGTACGCCGAACAGGTCAACCTGTGCGCGCGGGCCACCTCCATGGTCGACCAGTGGTGTAACCAGCCGCTGCGGGCCACGGTGGACACCGAACAGTGGACCGGGCCCGGGGACTTCCGCTGCCAGAACCAGCCGACCGGGGTCACCCGGTTGCTGTCGTCCCGGTTCCCGGTCGTGTCGGTCCTGGGCGGGCAGGTGTCCTCAGCCACCGCCTTTCCCCGGTCGTGGAACACCATCCCGGCCAACCAGTTCGACATCGAGGTGCCGCTGCTAGGCACCTACGGCACGTCCGCGCCCGGCGGGGCCGGCGGCGGCGGGCAGGCCATCCTGGTGGCCCCCGGGAACATCAACTGGGTGTTCGGGCGCCTGTCGTCGATCATCCAGGTGACGTACATCAACGGGTGGCCACACGGGTCGCTGACCGCCGGGGTGGCCGCCGGGGTGTCCTCGCTGGCGGTGGACGACATCACCGGCTGGGACGGGGCCGTCGGGGTCGTGTACGACGGGGCGGCGCAGGAGGCGGTGGCGGTCACCGCAGTGACCCCGTCGGTTTCGGCGGCGGTGTCCGGGCCCGGGGTGTTGACGTTGCAGGTGCCGCTGTCGTTCACCCACCAGGAAGGCACGATCGTGTCCGCGCTGCCCGGTGCGGTGATCCAGGCGGCGATCCTGTTCGGCACGGTGCAGGCGTTGACCCGCGGCGCGACCGCGACGGCGGTGCAGTCCCTGTCCGGGGCGGTCGCCGGGGGCGGCGGCGGCGGGGTCGGCCCCGATTCGCTGCTCAAATGGGCCCGCTCGTTGATAGCCCCCTACCGGCGCATCATCTGACCCGGGGCAGGGGTGGTTTGCGGTGCCGGTGAACACGGTTCAGGCGTACCTGCGGGCGGCGTTGGCGGAGCTGCCGCTGCCCCGCGACGCCGGCCTGTTGGAGGCGTTCATCACCCCCCCGAACCCGAACGTGGACGGGGCGCTGCGGCCGGCCGCGTACATCTGGGGGTCGCGGGGCAACGAAACCCGGCTGTCCGTGCCGCGGGCGTTGCAGGGGTCGCTGCCGACCGGCGGCAACAAGCAGATCGTGCACCAGGTCGATGTGTGGCTGGTGTGGTTCGGGGCGTCCGGGGACGACGAGTCCGACACCGAGTTCCCGGCTGTGCTGGACGCGGTGATGGCCCGGCTACGTAACTGCCCCCTGTTGGACGGGCAGCAACACGAACCGGACCCGGTCACCGGGGTGTTGTCGAACCTGCTCGCGGTCGGCGAGACGTTGTCGTGGGAGTACGGGCCGGTGCGGGCCACGGCGGACCAGCAGTACCTGCGCTATGACGCGCAGATCACCTGCGAGGTTGTGGAAGTCATCCAGTCGTAGGGAGACCAGCATGGCCAAGACAGCCCCCGACCCGAACGCACCCGAACCCACCGCGCAGGCGGTGGGGGGGTGGCCGGTGTGGGAGTACACCGGCCCGGCCGGGCGGATCTACACCAATGTGCCGGTCACCCCGGAGCCCGGTGACCGGGTGACGTGGCCGGTGCCGCCGGCCGAGGACGGGTGCTGGGCACCCACCACCGAACCCGAAAACCGTAAACCAGACAACTGGCGTGACATCTGACCTTTAGGAGTACATGGCCAACCCGACCACTTACGCCAGTGCCAGGCAGTACATCGGGCTCGCAGTCGAAACCACCCAGGGCACCGCGGTCGTCCCGGCGGTCACGATGCCGGTGGCGAAGTTCGACCCCGCCGACACGTGGGTGTGGATCGACGACACCTCGCTACGCGGGTCGATGACCGAACCGTACAACCGGGTCCAGGGCCCGGGGCACACCGAGTTCGACCTAGGCGGCCCCGCCTACTTCGACACCCTCGGGTACCTGCTGAACAACATCTTCGGGGACATCACCTACTCGGGCACGTACACCGGGTCCGGCACAACCACCCTGAACTCCGCCGCCGCCGCCAACGACACCACCATCTCGACGGTGGCGTCGATCGCGGCCCTCACCGTGATCCAGATCGACACGGGTGTGTCGTCCGAGGTACGCACCGTGTCCAGCGTGACCGGTGCCGGCCCGTACACGCTGACCCTGAACTCTGCGGTGTCGCGGGCGCACAGCGGCGGCGTGGTGGTCAAACCGATCACCACCCCCTACAGCCAGCTCTACAACGTGCTCAACACCGGCAACGGGCAGCCGTCGTCGATGACGATCACCGACTACCAGGGGCCGACCGCGTCGACGGGCACCCGCGCCTACCCCGGGTGCTGCCTGTCCGAGCTGAGTCTCAAGGGCACCCCCGACTCGACCGCGATCACCTACGAGGCCAAGGGCATGGGCTGGCCGTCGGCGTCCGCGGCGGCGTTCGTGTCCGCCCCGTCGTCGATCAAACCGCAGCCGGCGTGGGAAACCCAGGTCGGTCTGGCCGGGACCGTGTCCGGGGCCCCCATCCTGACGATCAACGACTTCGGGTTGTCGATCAAACGGGAGTTGAAGGTCTACGACACCGCCCAGAACTCAACCAACCCGTACACGATCTTCCGGGGGAAGTTGACCGTCTCCGGGTCGCTGAACTTCGTGGTGGCCAACGAAACTCCGCTGACCTACCTCAACTCGAACACCCAACCCCAGTTGCAGATCATCGTCTCCAACGGTCTGTCCGGGGCCAGCCTGCTGTCGATGCAGTGGGACCTGCAGGCCGCGGCCTGGACCACCAGCAAGATCCAGCGGGGTAACCCGGCGGTCGAGTACGCGGTCGAGTTCGACTCGATCGCGAACACCACCAACGTCGGCTTCTCCGGCGGGTTCGGCCCCCTGTCGATCACCATGCAGAACGCGGTCGCCGCGAACACGTTCTAACCGCCCACCTCCAACCGCACCCATACGAGGGGATCACCATGTCCGACGAACCCGCCTACGGCGAGCCGATGAAACTGCCCTCCGGGGCCACCGTCACCCTGTCCGACCCCGAAGACCTCACCGGCGACGACTTCAAGGCCCTGGCCAAGTTCGCTGGCCGGGCCGTCAAACCCGGCGTCGACGGCGCCGAAGCCGAAATCGACGTGTCCGCCGGCCTGGACGCGGTCGACCTGATCGCGTGCATGCTGATCGAGGCGTGGCACATCCCGTACAAGCCGGGCCGGCGCCGCGAAACCGCCGACGAACCGTGGCCGCTGCCCCGGGACAACCCGGCCCTGCTCGGCAAACTGTCCGGCCGCGACTACCGGGCCCTGCTCGAACTGGTTGTGCCCGCGGTGAACCTGCTCATCCCCGGGCAGTCCACCCCCGACGACGCGGACAAGCCGGGGTCCCCTACGTAGCCCGGCGTTGGCTACGCAGCCAACTGTCGGGGTCGCACATCCGCCCGGCCGTCAGCGCGGAGGAACTGCTGCTGGCCCGCGCGGTGGACGCGTACTGGTTCGGTAAAGAGTTCGGCTGGACACCGAGGCAGGTCGCAGCCGAGTCACACATCCTGATGACCCGTATCCGCATCGTCGGTGCGGAAGTCAACGAACTGCGGGACCGGGAGACCGCCCGGTCCCGGCCCCCCGGCACCCAACCGCGCGGGAGCGAGGTGCCGCCGTGGCTGGAGTCAAGTCCAAGCTGACCGGGGTGCCCGAGGTGTCCGCCGCGTTCGCCGCAATGATCGCGCAGGTGGAAGGGGTCACCGGGCCCACGGTCAAGAAGGTCCTGGACCAGGTCGGCCGGCACGAACGGACCCTGCTGTCGTTGGGGTACCACCCGTACGGCACCCCAACGGGGTCGGTGCCGCCGTCCCCGCCGTGGCGCATCTTCGGGGACCTGTCCCGGTCGGTGTGGACCGAACCCACCAAACGGACCGTGTTCACCTGGTCCGGGCGGGTCGGGCCCACCTCACCGTACGGGCGTATCCACGAGCTCGGCGGCTGGACCGGCCGCCGGCACGCCACCTACCTGCCACCGAGGCCGCACCTGGACCCGGCGTGGCGGATCGTGCGCCCGTCGGTGCGGTTCACGTTCGAGGTGGCGTGGCTGCACGCCACCCGCCCACCCCGCTGACCCGCCAGGGGGTACGTGACCGACTTCCTACCCCCGGTGGTGTTGAAGCTCGACGCGGACATCAGCGAGTACGTACGCAAGCTCGCCGAGGCCGACGCCGCCCTGAAAGCGTTCGGGCGTAACGCCAACGACGAAGTGGGCCGCCTGGGGTCCAAGATGGACCACGACGCGGCCAGGGCCGGGGAGAAAGCCGGCCAGTCCCTGGCCGCCGGCCTGGGCAGCGGGTTCACGTCGGGCATGAAAGGGCTCGTCGGCACCTTCAAAATCGCCGGGTTGGCGAACCTGATCGGCGGCGCACCGCAACTCATCGGCGCGCTGGCCCCGATCGCCGGCCTGTCCGGGCTGATCCCCGGCGGCATCACCAGCCTGGCCACCTCGATCGCCGCCCTGGTCGTCGGGTTCCACGGGGTCAAGGACGCGTTGGCGAACTCCGGCGACGTGGCCAAGTACGCGCAGGCGCTGGCCAAACTCGCCCCCGCCGCCCGGGACACCGTCAAGGCCCTGGTCGCGATGAAACCGGCCCTGCACGACATCCGGGCAGCCACCCAGCAGAGCCTGTTCGCCGGGCTCGCCCCGATGCTGCGTGACCTCGGCGGCAACCTGCTGCCGGTGGTCAAGACCGGGCTGGTCGGTGTCGCGGGCGGCTTCAACGACATGTTCCGCAACATTCTCCAGGTCGTGAACACCGACGGGGCCCTGTCGTCGATCGCCGTGATCATGGGCAACGTTGCTGCCGCGGTCCACAAGTCGGCCGGGTCGTTCCAGGGGTTCATCACCGGGTTCCTCGACCTGGCCCGGGTCGGGTCGACGTTCCTGCCCCAACTCGGGCAGGGCATGACCAACATGGGCGACAAGTTCGCCCAGTTCACCGCCCGCATCACTTCCGACGGGTCGTTCCAGAAGTTCATCCAGGGCGGCCTGGACGCGTTCAAGTCGATGTTGCCGCTCCTAGGCGACCTCGGGTCGATCGTGTCGAGCCTGGTCAGAGCAATGAGCGGGCTCGGGCCCGGGCTCGGGCCCATCGGTGTACTGATCCACCAGCTCGCGACGTTCTTCGACAGTGCGCAGGGCATGACCGCCCTAACCGCGATCATGACGACGTTGTCGCAGGTGGCGTCGCTGGCCGGCGGGGTCATCATGGCGATCCTGCCGCCGCTGGCGCAGGTCCTGGTCGTGCTCAGCACCGCCCTCGGCCCGATCATCGACATCCTGTCCACCCAGCTCCTGCCGATCATCTCGCAGCTTCTGGGCACCCTCGGACAGGCCCTGGTCCCGATCATTGTTGCGCTCGGGGCGTCGTTCGCGCAGCTGCTGATCCACCTGATGCCGTTCGTCCAGGCCCTGGTGACTAACCTGTCCCCGGTCCTGCTCGCCCTGGCGCCCGTGCTGGCCCAGTTGGCCACCTCGCTCGGCGACGTGCTCGTGCAGTCCCTGGACGCGCTGCTACCCGCGTTCGTGCAGCTCCTGCCGGTGATCGCGCAACTAGCGGTTGAGGTCCTGCCGGACCTGATTCCGCTGATCCGCATCCTCGCCGACATGCTGATCATCGTCGCGCCGATCATCAAGGTCGTCGCGACCCTGCTCGCCGAGATCCTCGGCCCCGCGCTGCGGGTACTCGCCCCCCTGCTGGGGGCCCTGGTCGGTCCGCTGACGTGGATCGCCGACCACATGGACCACGCGGTCAAGGTCGCGATGAAGTTCGCCGACCAGATCATCAAAACCCTGACGAGCGTGCAAATGTGGCGGTCGGTCGGGAAGTGGTTCGTCGACCTGTGGCACACGATCGTGGCCGCCTTCGACTTCGGGGTGAAATGGGTCGAGGCCCTACCCGGGCGGGTCTGGCGGGCCCTGCAAGCCCTGCCGGGGCTGCTGCGCCGGGCGGCCCTGGCCGCGGTGGACGCGTTCTTCGTCACGATCGGCCGGCTGATCGGGTCCGAGATCCGTGACCTGATGGAGTTCCCACACCGGGTCGCCGCGATCTTCCATTTCCTGGTCGATGTGGTGAAAAAGGGCTGGGCGTTGTCGGTGGCGGAGTTCCACGCCGCCGTCCACAAGATCACCGAGCTAGTGCGGGGCCTGTGGCACCAGTCGACCCAGGAAACCTCCGACGGGTACCACGCGGTCCTGAAATTCTTCAACGACCTACCCGGCAAAGCGTGGAAAGCGCTCGTCGACCTGAAAAACAAGGCCGTCGGGTTCTTCAAAGACGCCAAAAAATGGTTGTCAGACGCCGGCAAAGACATGATCACCGGGTTCCTCGACGGGGCAAAGTCGCTGGTCACATGGGCCGTCGACGGGGTCAAGCGAATCGTCGGCGACATTGTTAAAGGCGTCAAAGAATCGCTCGGTATCCATTCACCGTCGACAGTGTTCGCGGACATGGGTAAACAGACCATCCTCGGGTTCATCCAAGGGATCCAGGACAACGTCGGGTCGCTGCGCTCGTCGATCCTACGGGTCGTCGGGTGGCGGCCGGAGATGTCCGGTAACGCCGGCAGCATCCTCGGCGGGGTCGCCGGGGTCGCCGCCGGATACGTGCCGATCAACGTGCAACTCGGCGGCACCCAGATGGCCGCCGTGCACGGGGCCCTGATCCCCGTGGCGCAACGGTACAAGCAGCGCACCGGCACCACCGGCATGATCTGACAAGGGGGTGGGGTGTGGCGGCGAACCGCCCCGACTGGGTTGTCCAGGCCGCGTTCAACGCCGACCCCAACGACCCCAACGTCATCTCCCTGTGGTCGGACCTGACCGCCCTGGTGCTCGGCGCCTCGGCAATCGCCCGCGGCCGGCAGTACGAGCTGGCGCAGACCATGGCCGCACAACCGCAGGTCGCGTTCCGCGACCCCAACGAATACCTCAACCCGGCCAACACCGGCTCCCCGTACTCCCCGTACGTGCTGCCCTACCGGCAAATCCTGTGGCAAGGGGTGTGGAACCCCAACACCAACACCAACACCGCCGCCGGTAACCTGCTGAACTCGGCCACCTGGCGGGTCCCCTACGACGGCAGCTTCGACAGCTACACCGCCGGGGCTGCGGTGGCGTGGGTCACCGCCGTCGGCGCCACCACCCCGGTGGTCGGCACGACCACCCCGCACTCCGGCGCCAACGACCTGACCTGGGCGGTCGCCGGCACCTCCACCGCGCAGGGCGTGTCGTGGCAGGTGCCGTGCATACCCGGCCGGCAGTACACGTCATCGGCCTACGTGCGCCAGTCCACCGGCTCCACCCAGCAGATCAGCGTCGGGGACCAGACCGCCGGGGTGGACGTGTTCGGCACCACCGTCGCCAACGGGTGGGGCACCGCCGACTACGGCGGCACCTGGACCGCGGCCGGCGGGTCGGCGTCGGACTTCTCCGTCGTCGGCGGCTCCGGCGGCACCGCCGGGGTGGCCTACCACACCGCCACCACAGTGAACGTGGCCCGCACCACCACCGTGGGCACCGGGTTCTACGACTCGGACACGGTGGTGGCGATCACCGTCCCGGCCGTGGCGACCGGCTCATACATCAGCATGGGCGTCATCGGCCGGTACGTCGACGCATCCAACTCCTACCGGGCGGTGGCCCGGTTCAACACCGACCAGACCATCACCATCGCGGTCACCAAACGGGTCGCGGGCACCGACACCGACCTGGCCACCGCCACCAGCACGCTGACCTACACGGCCGGGGCCCAGTTCCAACTGCGGTTCACCGTGTCCGGGTCGTCCCTGTCGGCCAAACTGTGGCCGATCCTGAAAGGCGAACCGTCGGCGTACGACGTCACCATCGCCGACACGTCGATCACCTCGACCGGTGGGGTGGGCTGCTACACCCGCCTGAACACCGGTAACACCAACACCAACCCGGCGTTGGGGTTCGCCACCTACTACTGCGCCGCGTACCTGGCCGGGTCGACCACGACCACAACCGGGTCGTATGTGCGGCTGTCGGTGACGTTCACCGCCACCCAGCCCTACCAGACCGTGCAGGTCGCCACCACCGGCACCGCGACGGCCGGCACGGTGCTCCTCGACGACGTGCAACACGAGCAGGCCGCGTCGGCGTCGACGTTCACCACCACCGGCGCCGTGATCTACCCGGTGATGCGTAACTACATCGAACGGTGGCCCAGGGTGTACCAGGCCCAGGGGTTCGAGGGTTTCTCGGTGGCCCCCGGGGTGGACGGGTTCGCCGCGCTCAACGCGTTGGCGCTGCGCACCGAGTACGAGTCAGCGGTCCTGGCCCTGGGCCCGGACTTCTACTGGCCGTTGCACGACGGGCAGGACGTGAACGCGTTCGCCGAAACCTCCGGTAACCACCAGCCCCCGCTGCTGCCGGTGGTGTCGAAATACGGTGCCGGAGCGGGCCTGCAGGCCGCGGTGACGTTGGAGGTCGCAGGCGACCCGGGCGGGTCCGGGGTGCAGACCACCCCGGACCCGGACGCCCCCACCGGATTCCAGCAAAAGGTCACCCTCCTGGGGACTGGGCTGTTGTTCGGCACCCCCCGCGTGGCGGTGCCCGCGCTGATCGGGAACAGCTGGGCGGTCACCGCGGCGGCATGGGTCGTAGGTAACCAAGTCGACCCGGCCACGGCGGTGTCGCTGTTCCTGCCGTACTCGGTCGCGGCCGACCTGTCCGTGTGGTACCCGATCTCGCTGGAACTCGACGGCGTGGGCGGCGGCCCGAGCGCCGGGTACGTCAACACGTTCCTCAACCAGTTGTCCGCCGACGGGACCACCAACTTCCGCGACGGGCAACTACACCACATCGTGGGCACCGTCACGCAGGTCAACGGCGGCAACACTGTGATATCCGTGTACGGCGACGGGGCTCTGCAGGCCACGGCCACCGCCACCACCGCGTCGCTGGGCGGCATGCTCGGCCGGCAGGCGGACACCATCCTCCTCGGCGGAATCATCCAAGGCTCCGCAATCGGCGACATCCACGACGGGCTGACCTCACACGTGGCGCTGTGGAACAGGGCCCTGTCGTCGGCCGAGATCAGTGCCCTGTACTCGGCCGGGGCGACCGCGTTCGCCGGGGAGACGTCCGGTACCCGCATCACCCGGCATCTGGCCCTCGGCGGGTACACCGGGGCCACCCGGATCTCCACCGGCCAGTCCACCATGCAGGCCCCGTCGTGGCAGACCGCGATCGACCTGCTGTCCGACTGCCAGGACACCAACACCGCCGAAGGCGGCACCATCTGGATGGCCCCCGACGGGGCGTTCGTGTTCGAGGACCGCAACACCCGGTTCCTGCGCCTGACCTCCACCTACACCTTCGGGGAGGACACCGCCGGGGGCGAAATCCCCTACCTCGGGGAACCCGGCGACCTGGAGTTCGACTTCGACCCGAACTTCGTGTACGCCGACGTGGAGATCACCCGCAACAACGGGACCGTCGCGATCGGTGGCACCGCCGCGGACATCCTCACCGCCGCCCGCCGGTACTTCCCCCGCTCCTACACCTCGTCGGTTGACCTGCAAACCGACACCGAAACCCAGGACCAGGCCGACTGGGTGTTCAACACCCACAAAGCACCGTTGGAACGGGTTTCGCAGGTCACGATCGACCCGGCGTCGAACATCGGCCTGTGGTCGGTTGCCCTGTCCGTCGAGGTCGGCATGCGGATCACCCTGAAACGGCGGCCGAAGGCCGCCAACCAGGGCGCCGGGATCACCATCAGCGGCGACTTTTTCATCGAGGCCGTCACCCACGACCAGATCAACATGGAGACCGGGACGTGGCGGACCACGCTGCTGCTGTCCCCGATCGGTCGGGGCCCCGGGGTGACCGTGCAGCCGTGGATCCTGGACAACGCCACCTATTCGGTCCTTGACTCGACCACAGTCCTCGGGTGGTGACCATGACCCTGCCAGGGGGGATCTACTTCGGGCCGCTGCAACCGTCGCTGGACGACATCAAACAGGCCCACCTGCGCCCGCAGCCGCTACGGACCCCGCCGCCGCAGCCCGGCGACACGGTGTGGTACCGGCACAGCGAGTTCGGTGAACTGGTCGATGCCACGGTGGTGTCGGTGGTCATGGACAACATGGCCGACCCGAACGTGTGGCATGTGGTCACCGTCGGCGGGCAGCCGGTCACCGGCCCCGACGGCACGCTGATGGAGGTGGGCCCGGACCCGTGGCCGGTGGTGTTCCTGACCACCCCGTTCGGGCGTGTCCAGACCCGTGAGGCGCGGGTGACCGGCTCGGCCGGTTGGCTGCCGAGGGGAGGCACCTGACCGCCGTACCTGCCAGCAGGACATGGGTCGCCGGCGAGGTCGTCACCGCCAGCGAAATGAACACCACGATCCGGGACGTGGAGAACTTCCTCCTAGCCCCCCCGATCTTGGAAATTACCTCGTCGGTGAACCAGTCGATCGCGAACAACTCCCTGGTGGCGTTGACGTTCGACACCGAAACCGTCGACTCGACCAACATGCACTCCAACGTGACGAACACCTCCCGGGCCACCGCCGTGTACCCGGGCTGGTACTCCACCGGCGGCAACGCGTCGTTCGTGGCCAACGCCGTCGGCCGGCGCGGCACCACGATCGCGGTCAACGGCACCACCTTGGCGTCGTCGTCGTCGATCGGGCCGTGTACCGCCGCCGGCACCTGGTCCGGCGCCGTCCGGCACAAGATCGCGTTCTTGAATGTGGGGGACTACCTGGAAATCCAGGCGTACCAGGACTCCGGGGCCGGGCGTAACACCACCGTCGGTAACAACTACGACCAGCCCGGCATGACTCTGGTGTTCGTGTCGTCGTGATCGTGGGGGTGGTCACCTGCCCGTCGTGCCGCAGACCAAACTGTTC